TATTAACACTTGGTGAAATCATTGTTAAGTTTGAAATGCCTAAACAATTTATTGATGATATCAATAATGTATTTGATGAAAAAGTTGATACAACGGTAGACTGGAGTACCCAACTTGCAGGTAAAATTAAAAAAGAAAAATTAGTAAATCATTTATTAAGTGACCAGATAAAAGGTACTTTTCAAATGTGCTTTCAAGAATATTTACAAAGGTCAGGCTCAGTATTATCAAAAACACATCAACTAGTTTTAGATAACGCTTGGATAAATGATATGTATGCTAACGAATATAATCCTGCCCACTTTCATGCTAGCAAAAATAGTTTAGTAGGTCTTTCATCTGTTTTATTTTTAAAAACACCTGATACATATGGTGATGAAATAATTAATCCTGATAATCCTTCAAATGGTCATTTAGAATTTATAGGAGGAAGTCAACATTCCTTATCAATGTCCCAAATGAGAATGAGTCCTAAGGTGGGAGATTACTTTGTATTTCCATATACATTGGTTCATGGTGTTTATCCATTTAGTGGAACAGACCAAGTAAGAAGAACATTATCATATAATTGTGATATATTACCTAAAGTAATGGTAAAAGCAAAATAAAGGAGAAAAAATGAATATAGATGAATTAAGAGAACAACTTAAAATAGATGAAGGTGTCAAATATGAAATTTATAATGACCATTTAGGTTATGCAACCTTTGGTATTGGACATTTAATAGTAGAAGGCGATGAAGAACACGGTAGTCCTGTAGGAACAACAGTAAGTGAAGATAGAGTAAATGCTGTATTTGATGAAGATGTGCAGAAATATATTAGTGAATCAAAGAAAGTATTTTCTAACCTTGATGACTTACCAGAAACTGCTCAACAAGTGATAGTGAATATGTGCTTTAATATGGGAGCACCACGATTATCACAATTCAAAAAATTTATTGCAGGCGTAAATGCAGGTGACTGGAAAACTGCTGCAGTAGAAATGATGGATTCCCGATGGGCAAAACAAGTTGGAGATAGGGCAGTTAGATTAAGAAATAGGATATTAACAATATAATGGACGAGGCAGGAAGATTTACGGCAGAACATACTGTAATGGAAGCAGGTATAGAGATAAGAGAACTGAAACACTTACTCAAAGTTGCCGAAGATAAAATAGAAACATTGGAAAATGAGATTGCCGAATTGAAGAAACAACCGAAATTTGATGAACCATTACATAATGTGGCATCCGAAAAGTATAATGATTTCGGAATAACATTTTCGGATAAATCTCAATTAGATACCGATGATGATCCGAATAATACAGAAACATTTTGAAGTGCTTGACAAAGGACCAAAAATTTGTTATAATAAGATATATGCAAAAGAAAAATAATTACTTTCTTTTAATAGTGCAAGGAAGAGTCCTTCCCCAGAGGGGCGAACTTGGTTGCTTAGGGGTTGTACCCAGGCATTACTTGGAAAACAAGGGGTGTCAAACTATCGACAGATAGAAGTAGGCGGAGGCAGTTTTAAGGATGGTATCCGGGCTGTTTCTTGTGGGTAAATCCTAGTCCCACCTATTTTAGCATATAAATATAAACATATATTATATACAAAGTGGATAAGATAACATACGATAAACATACGGAGATACAAATATGAATACAAGTATAGCGGCCTTAAAAAGGTCAAAGTCTAATTTAGACACACTAATAGGCGAACTACAAAAAGTTGCCGAACCTCAAAAACAAAGACAATCATATCAAGACGATAGATTCTGGAAACCTGAACTAGATAAATCTGGTAATGGTTATGCAGTATTTCGTTTTCTACCAGCAGTTAAAGATGAAGATTTGCCTTGGGCAAGATTATGGTCTCACGCTTTTCAAGGACCTGGTGGATGGTATATTGAAAATAGCTTAACAACACTTAATAAGAAGGATCCAGTTAGTGAAGCAAACACTTTACTATGGAATTCTGGCGTTGAAGCAGATAAAGAAATTGCAAGAAAAAGAAAAAGAAAACTATCTTATGTTGCAAATGTTCTTATTATCAATGACGCTAAACATCCTGAAAATGAAGGTCAAGTAAAACTATTTAAATTCGGTAAGAAAATCTTTGATAAGATTACTGAAGCGATGAAACCTGAATTTGAAGATGAGAAACCAATCAACCCATTTGATTTTTGGGAAGGTGCAAACTTTAAACTAAAAATCAGAAAAGTTGACGGATTCTGGAACTATGATAAATCAGAATTTGATAGTCCATCAGCAGTAAAAGATAATGATGAGGCAATCGAAGAATTATGGAACAAACAATATCCATTAAAACCTTTCCTTGCACCCGATAACTTTAAATCATATGATGAGCTTAAAGCAAAACTTGATAAAGTTTTAACTGGTGTTAGGAATACTGTGACCGCTGAAGATGTTGCTATCCCACCTGCAACGAACAGTAGTCCAGATGTAGCAGAAACGGTAAGTGCTCCTACTCCTGCAACGAATGATGAGGATAGTGATGAAACACTATCTTATTTCAGTAAGTTGGCAGAAGAGGACGAGTAATCTCTCCACCTGTTTTCTCTATATGGGGGTTAGGATGTTAGGTTCTAACCCCTTTTTATATAAATATTATTATATTAATTTTATAGTATGAAGAAGTTTGAGATATCAAATAATATAAATTAAGAAGATTTAAATATAAAGGAGTAATCAATTATGTGGAAATCAATAACGGATGGAATTAGTAATGTTACAAATGTAGCAGTTTCACTAATCGGACTATCAATTGCATTAGAAGTAGTGTTCGGCTCTGCTGTACCATTTCTTTCATTAGGTGTTATTAATAACATTTCGGCAATTGTTGCAGACTTAGGATCACAAGGTCTTATAGGACTAATTACCCTAGGAATTCTGTGGGCTATCTGGAAAAGATAGTAATAATTTAGATTAAATTTCAAAAGGGGACAATAAAGTCCCCTTTTTTTTGGCATAAATAGGAGTATGGATTTATTTTTTACATTACTCATTGAATTTGGTTTGCCTGTAGCAGCGTCTGCTGTTATGGGACTTTTCATTTACATCATTCTCAAATACATATTAGGATCGGTAATCGGTCAAGTCAAAGGTATGCACGGCATTATTATGGGATTAGATAATAGAATTAAGACAATGAATAATGATATGATAAAGTTAGATTTGCTGATATCTCATGCCTTAAAACTTCGACCAGATGAAGATAGAATTTCTAGGGCAGATGGTAAGGTTGACGCTAGAAAGGATTAATGGACATTGTTGAGATACTAGACAAGTATGGTTTTGCTACATTAGCAGCAGTTGCTATGGGATATTTTATATATTTCATTTACACCTTTATTACAACTGAAATTAAAGTAAAGTTAAGTGAGGCAAATGGTGTACTTATAGGTCTCATTGATAGAATTAGAATGCTTGATAATGACCTCATCAGGTTGAGGTCAAAATTGAATACAGTATTGGAGATACAAGAAAATGAACAAAGGAATGACAAGTCAAAAGAATCAAAGAGAATATCTAAACCACCTAAAAAATAGCGGTCTAATTATAGGCATAATATTTACGGTTATGTTTGTCTCAGCGGCAGTTTTAGATTACATCCTATTATAAATATTGTATATGAAAACACTACAAATGGTAGTGTTAGTATCATTTTTTTATGTGTTATTGGTGGGTCCTAACACTCTTACAGCAAGCGAAATAGTCTATCAATTTAGCAGTCCTTCTTTCAGCGGGACTGGATATTCTAGCCATGTCCTATCTATTGAACAATTACAACACAATAGAAAAAACGAAGCAAAAGATGACGCTAAATCAGCAGCATCGGCAGCTGAAAGAGCAGCAAACAACACCACAATAGCTAAGTTTATAAAAAATGTAGAAAGTAGAATTTATGCTAACTTATCAAAACAGTTAGTTGACAATATGTTTGGTACTTCTTGTACAGGCACTTGTCCTACATCTGGTACTGCTGAAGTAGAAGGTTCTACAATTTATTGGGTAAAAGATACATCAACAGAAATTATTACATTAACAATTACAGACCCTACTGGTAATGTTACCACAATGTCAGTACCTTTAGGCGACTTTGAATTTTAGGATATAATTAATGGAAACAATACCACAAGTAGCAGCAGCGTTATTATTAATTTGTTTGTTAGGAGGTTGTGCCTCAACAGGAAAAAATAGTCAATATGCTAATGTTGCAGAACCTTTTATTGAGGGAACTACAACATTACAAACATTGAGAGAGATACCTGATTTAGATGGTCAACCACAAATAACAATTGCAGTTTATCAGTTTACAGACCAGACAGGACAAAGAAAACCTAATCCTAACTTTTCACAATTATCAACTGCTGTAACCCAAGGTCCTGATGTTTGGGTTATAATGGCTTTAAAGGCAGTTAGTGGTGGTGATTGGTTTAAAGTTGTTGAA